ATGGGCACGTTGCCCTCGGGATCGGTGCGCTTGGCCCAGTCCGCGAGGGTCAGGTTGGAAGTGGAGAGAGTTGCCATTGCTGTGGTTCCCTTGTTGGGTTAGGTGTTTGAGTAAAGAGCCTCGGCGAGGTCGGCGAAGCTGCGCGGTCCGGCCTTGGCCTGCGTGGCCGCGCCCGTGACCATGCGGTCCTCGCTGATCGCCTTGCCGGCGCGGAACATGAACCGGATGAGCTCCGGGTGGTTTCCGAGTCCGGTTTCGTTCAGCAGCGTGCGGAGTTCGGTGGTGCCGAACGCATCGAGCGCCTTCTTTGCAACGCCCAGGTTCTCCGACAGCTTCTCGCCGCCGAACTCTCGGTCGGACTTGGAGTTGTCGGCCCAGCCGTTGCGGGTGGCCTCGATCATCGCCATCTGGCGCTCGGCCATCTTGGGGCCGACTGCGTCGAGAAGGCGCTGCGCGGACTCCTGCGACAGGTTCAGTTCCTTTGCCACCTGCGAGTACGAGGCCATGACCTCCGAGTCGAACACTCGACCCTCGGGCGCCTTGAACTCGTAGGCTTCCGGCGCCTTGGGTGCCTCGGCGGGTGCCTTGGCCTCCTCGGCGGCGGGCGGCGCAGGTTCCTTTCCGGCAGGGGCCGCATCGGCGGCTTTCCGGTCCTGGGTCGCGGGAGCCTTCTGCGTGTTCCCGTAGAGCTTGTCGGCCGTCGCCGCCACGCTTTCCGGGGCCGTCGATGGTGCAGCTGCTTCAGTGATTGCCGCGGCTGTTTCCATCATCGTTGGTTCCGTCATCCTGGTGTTCCTTCATCATCACGTGGTACTGCTCGGGGCACGCGGAGTGGATGAGGCCGAGGAGCCTCAACCCGCCGTTCCGGTTCCCTTCCGCGAATGCCATCTGCATGGCGTTGGCCGCGAAGGTAGATCGGAACACGCCCGCGTGGTCGAGAATGCGCCAGGCCATGCGCCTGCCGCGCTTCTGCGACATGAGCCACTTCACGTCGGCCTCCTCGTTCTGCCTGTCCAGGCGCTCCCTGAGCTCCTTGTCGGCTCGGTCGCGCTCCTGCCCGCGCAGGTCGAGGGGGTCGTAGTTGTTGCTCATACGCGAATGTAGCCCCGCGTCATGCCGTTACGGGTACTATCACGTGCTGGTGATCTTGAGATTCCACGCCTCGAGCGTGATGAACTCGTTGGCGGTCGCAATCTGCCCGGTGATGGCGAACGTCTGCGCGATCCCGAATCCGCCAGTCGGGGTCATGGTGACGTTCGCGCCAGTTGACGCACCGTGTCCGGCTGCCGCAAGGGCGTTCGAGACCAGGGTCGTGGCACTGTTCGCCCACGCCTGCTTATCGACGGACAGGCTCACGTTCGATGCGGCAACTGTCTGCGAATACCATCCGGCATCGCCGATGTTGACCTTGAGGATCTTGTTGTTGGCGCTTCCCGTCATCGCAAACAGCGCGTCAATCTCAAGTTCCATGCCGAGCTTGATCGCGTTCGCCGGGATGGTTGCCGACACCATAGTGATGTCATTGCCGACAACCGTCACGGTCGGGGTTCCGAGGCCAGCAGCGTGCGGGTAGTTGATGGTGATCTTCGTAGTAGCCGCGCTGACATCGGTGACCGTGTACAGGCCGTTGACGCCAGTACCGCCAGCCCAGGTGACGTGAACGAGCTTGTTCTGCGCGACCGCGTTCGTCAGGCTATGGATGCCGGCGCTCGTCAGACGCACGCTGCCGCTGCTGTCCTCGTAACTCAACGTAGTGAACGTCGCAGCAGGAGCGACGATTGACACGGCGGCAGTTGCGCCGGCGTAGGTCGGCTCGTTCCGCATGATCTGTAAATAATTCTCGCCACCATCCTCGTCCTTGACGCCGACGATGTCTCCGGTCACGTCATCGTAGAGCCAGGGTGAATTCGGGTTCTTGAGCCGTGCCATGTTCAGACCTCCAGTGCGCTCGGGGAGCCATACCCCGAGAACATGTTCGTGATGTCGGTGAGGGCGTTGTCGCCGCCTGTCGGCGACTGCGCCATGTTCTTGACCGTCTGCGACTGCTGCTGCATGACGGCCGCCTGCTCCTTCGCGGCCATCGCCTGCGCCCGCGCCTGGCGGATGAGCGCGACGTCCTTGTCCGCGATGATGAGGGCCGGGTCGATGCCGAGCATGTCGGCATACACGTCGGCCCACTCATCCTGGTCGAACTTGTCGAGGATGTCGGGCTTCATCTGCGCGATGGCGCCGAGGTTCCCGACGAAGCGGTCGACGGCGTTCGTTCCGATGGCGCGCTGCGCCTGCGCCAGCATGGACACGAACTCGATGTTCAGGTCCATTCCCTGCAATTCCTGCGGCGCAGGCGGGACGATCCCGGCCTGCACCATGCGGGTGAATGTCGTGTCGACGAGCGGGGCGAGAAGCTCGTTGTGCAGGCGCTCGAGCACGGGGCCGAGCATGATGAGCTTCTCCTCGTGGCGCTCGGCGACCTCGGTTGCGGTCATCCGCGTGTTCGGGCCGGCGTTGGCGAGCATCAGGAACAGGTCCGCGTAGAACGCGCCCCGCACGCGCTCGCGGCAGTCCATGATGTCGTTCAGGAGGTACTGGAGGTTGAGGTTCACCTCGAACGCGGTCTTGATCCCGTTGTTGGCCGCGCCGTCGTAGTAGGAGATCCCGCCCGGGAGCATCTCGATGTCGCGGTTCTTCATCGACGCCGGCACCTGGAGGGGCGGCTTCGTCTGGTAGTCGATGGCCTGCGCCTTGCGGAGCTGCTCGTGCTGGAGCTGCTTGACGTCGCCGAGCGCCTCCATGCCGGGGCTGTGGCCGTAGATGTCGCCGCCGACCACTGCCCAGCGGGGGACGAGCGCGGGGAACTGCATGAACCCGCTCTCGCGCAGGAACTTGCCGTCCTCGCCGCCGACCTCGAAGTACCACGACCCGAAGGGCATGTTGCGCGAGTCGCGCTTTCCCATGTCGCGGTCTGCACGCGGCTCGATGGCGTGGATCACGGGCACCCACTGGTCGAGGGTGCCGTTGGAGTACATGTTCCGCACGGTGACGGAGCAGTTCTCGAGGCCGAACTCCTTGACGATCTGCGACACCGTCATGTCGAACTCGCGGTAGAGCGTGCAGACCCGGCCCTTCGCGTCGGTCGAGATGCAGTATTCGCCGCAGGTGAGCGGGTAGTGGTGGATGACCTGCTCGTAGTCCGGGAGCACGATGGACGCTGCGGTGCCGAAGGTGCCGAGCTCCTCGTACATCATGTGCAGCGAGCGGTAGGTGTTCGACTTCTGGAACACGCGCTGCATGCGCTTGGTGACATCATCGAGCCACAACTTGACCGGGTCGAAGGAGTTCAGTTCAGGGTCTGGCGTGGCGAGCCGGAACCACTGGCGAGCCGGGCTCGTGGCGCCCGACATCATGCCGGCGCCGAGCGTGCGGAGCGCACGCGTCCCGGTGTTGTCGTAGATGTTGTTGTGGCGGCGCCAGCCCTTGTCTCGGTCCTGGCGGAAGTAGCGGCCGTTGCGCGGCAGGATGTAGGACGTGAGTTCCTGCCAGTGCGCGTACCAGGACGCACGCTCGGACTTGAGCTGGCCCCAGCGGGTGAACAGCTTGTCCCGCGTGGGCGCGTCCTCGTAGCTCTGGCCGTCGCCGACGTACTGGCTCACTCAGCCTCCGAGGAGCGTCTGGCGCCCCAGCTGGAGGTCCTGCGGGTTGACGCCCATCGGCCCGGTGAGCATGGTCGTGGACGGGCCGCCTTCGGCGCCCGCCTGCTGCATGATGCCTGCGACGTCGGGCTGTGCGCGGGTGGCCGCTGCCATCGCCTGCTGCGACTGACGCTGCTGGCTGCGCGCCTGCGCTGCCATTGCGTCCTGCGCGGTGCGCTGCTCCTTCATGGCCTGCGCCTGTGCCTTCTTGCCGCTCTCGCCTGCCGCGATGCCGTAGCCCGTGCCTGCGGCGGCTGCTGCCGCGCCAGCGGCCGCGAGCCCGGTCGCGAGCGCCGATCCGCCTGCTGCCGCGCCTCCGATGCCTGCCGCAGCGCCGAGGCCGGCGCCGATGGTTCCCAGGAGCGAGGCAATGCCCGAGATAACGAACCGCCGCTCGTGGCGGGCGGCGAGGTCACGGTGGCGTCGGAGCGAGTGTCCTTCCATCACAGTCCTTTCGTGAACGTCCGTTCGGTGATCCTGTACCCGAGCCTCGTCAGGATGCGCTCCGCCGCGCTTTCGCCTTCGAGGACGATGTCCGACATGCAGATGGCTTTCGCGCCTTCTTCCTTGGCCCAACGCTCGAATTCTGCCAGCATCCGCACGCCTTCAACTCGGCCTCGGACATCTTCGTCCATCCACCACGAGGTTTCGAGTGCGACTTGGGCGCCAGGGCTGAACCAGACGGGCTGGAGAATCGCTGCCAGGAAGCCGCGAGGAACGCCGTCAACTTCCGCCACCCACACACGACCATGCTCGAAGACGGCGCCGATGGCGGCTCGCATGTCCTCGTGGCTTGGCGAAAGTGCTGCTGCATAGCGGGTGCCTGCGAAGAACCGTTGTCCCATCGCGGCGATCACGTCGAGATCGTCCGCAGTCGCGAGCCTTACGGGCATGACTGTATTCCTCCCATCATCGGTTACGGGTACTCACCGCATCTCGGAGTACGGGTCGTAGTCCTTGGGCTTTGGGTCGAGCCGCTCGCGCACCTCGCGAGGCAGCATCTTGGCGACCGGGTAGGCGAAGGTGAGCGCGAGGGCGTCGGCGATGTCCGGGCTGCCGCCGCCCTGAAGCCGCTTCTTGATGTCATCCTTCGACTCCAAGACGCGCTTGCCGACCGCGTCGTACCAGTACATCGGGGTGGACAGTTCCTGCTTGAGGGTCGTGTCCTGCGGGATGCTGCCGCCGTTCTCGAGCCACTCCTTGACGGCCCACCACATCTCGGTGCGCTTGTTGACGAACAGGTTGGGGAACGTGGCCTTGCCGCCGAAGGGCACCTCGGTGACCTCGTAGCCGAGCTGGCGCAGGCGGTCGATGACGCCCGAGCCGGCGCCTGCGTCGATGAACACGGCGTCCGGGTCGCGGTCCTCGATGAGGCTGGCGACGATGGCCGCGAGGTTCATGTTGTCGATCCCCTGCCGGATGACCGGGTCTTCCATCCGCAGGCCCTGGCGCAGGACGATGACGCTGCGGTCATCCCCGAACCGGGCCGGATCGACGCCGATCACCAGCGGGAACTCAAGGACGTCCCCGTCCGGGTAGCGGCGGCTGGCGGCGGCGTCTGCCTCGGACAGGCTGATGAGCTGGTCATCGCCGGCGGCGCTGAAGTCGCAGAGGTACTCGCGGGCGAACGCCTGCTCGGGCATGTCGCGCTGGAGGCGCTCGACCTCCTCGGCGTCGAGGGCATCCGTGTCGTGGACCGTGTACCTCGCCGCATACCAATCCGGCAGGGAGCCTGCCCGGTAGAACAGCTCGCTGAACAGGTTGATCCCGGCGGGGGTGCCGATGAACATGGCCCATCCCTTGCGGTCGGAGAGGGCGGGCTGGAGGATGTCGTTCCAGACCTCGGGCTTGATCTGCGCGACCTCGTCAATGACGCAGCCGTCGAGGCGCACGCCGCGGAGTGCGTCCGGGTTGTCGCCCCCGAACAGGCGGATCGTGGCCTTGTTGTGCTTGAACGTCACGGCCAGGTCGGCCTCGTTGATTTCGACGGCGGCCGAGCGGATGAACGGGTCGAGCTTCTGCTTCAGGCGCGCCCAGGCGATGGCCTTGGCCTGCTTCAGGAACGGGGCGACGTATACGAAGAACCCCAGTTCGTCGGTGAACTTGACCGCCCGGTGCATGAGCTCCATGAGCGCCAGCTCGGTCTTGCCAGCGCGTCGGTGCAGGGCGAGCACGGTGAAGCGGCGGCGCTCGAGGTGGCACTTGCGCTGCCACGCCCTGGGCTCGTAGCCGAGCCGGATCGTCTCAGGCATCCGGGACGCCGGTGATGACGTTCAGGACGATGCCGCCGCCGTGGTCAAGGCTGACGCGGTCGCCGTAGACCTTGGGCAGCACCTTGGCCAGGAGCCACTTGCGGGTATCGACCATGAGGCGCTGGTGGGCGACTGCGCCGGAGTCGTAGCGCCCGTCCGGGGTGAGCGGCGGTGGCATGTCCGACAGGGTGACGATTTCCTCGGCCCATCGGTGGGCCTGGGCGATCCTCGCTTGTGCGTACTGCGCAGCGAACCCGTTGATGTCGCTGATGTGCCAGTTCCTGACCGTCTGCTCGGGCGGGAATCCGGGCGTCTTGCAGATTTCGCGCAGCGATTCGCCTTTCGACAGCCGGCGGCAAATCTCGTCAGCCACTTCCTGCGTGTAAATCGTTTGGCCGCCTTGCTTTCTGATCGCGAGGTCGCCGCCAGGCGGTGGGGACTGCGGATCGGCGCTGGTAGCGGGCGATCTTCGCGACCGTTTGCCAGCGGAGGGCGAGGTGCTTGGCGATGCGACGATAGCCCCATCCACGGTCTTCGTGGAGCACGCGGATGAGGGTGACGGTTTCGTCCGTGATCGTGGCATTGTGGTGGGTCTGGCCGACGCGGCGGCCGTTGTCGTCGTAGGCGACGAGCGAGGTCACTTCTTCCGCCGGCCTTTGGCGCGGACGTCGGCGCGGTTGAACTTCTTGGCGACTTTCATGGGGACGCCGACCTTCTTGGCGAAGGAGCGGGAATGGGCGGCGGCTGCCATGAGGCGGCGCTGGGCTGGTGACTTGCTGGGCATCAGGAATCCTTCAGGACGAGCCGGAGGTCGAATCCGGCCTCGTGGGCGATCTTGAGGACGGAATCGAACGTGGGGCGTCTGCGCCCGATTACGGGGGCATTGGAGAGGAGGCACTGCACGGTATGTGCGCGGAGTGCGCCCTTGGCCTCGAGGCGGCGTGCGAGGGCGCTGCGCGTGGTTCCTGCGGAGGTGAGGCCATGCGTGATCGCGGCCTTCACGTCCTCATACGATCCGATATTCATTGCCCGCAGTATATCACTGCGAGGTGATGACTTCACCGAAATCCTCGGCGGTTGCCGGCCAGATGATCCTGGGGGTGCCTGGCCCGAGGTAATTCTGCTCGATGCGGTCGGTGACGAAGCAGCGCGCCTCGGCCATCGACATGTTCTCGTTGTCGCGCAGGCGGGCTGCGATCATCTCTGCGCTGTATACGGCGACGGGTATGCAGTTCTCCTCGTCGGGGCGGGGGTACATGATCCCGAGCAGGCAGTCATCGAACTGCGCCAGGAGGATGGGGTTGTGCTTCGGTCTGCGCTTTCCCGCCATGCGGGCGATGCTACAAAGCGTTCGTTTCGTTTCGCGTGCGCGCAGGAAACGATGATTTCTTCAGGCTTTGCCCCTGGGCATTCGGCGGTGCTTGTGCTCTCGGCAGTACTCGACCATGAGCCCGAGGATGCGGTCGCTGTCCGGGGCGATCCCGAGCCGTTCCTTGGCGGCCTTGATCTCCTCTGGCGTGGCCGTGGCAAGGATGGCGGCGGATTCGCGGTCCCACTGGTCGAGCTCGGCCTGCGTGGGGCCGCGCATCTCCTCGATGTACCGGCGCGTTTCCCTGACCGCCGTCCTGCCCTGCTCGCCGTGCCCGGTGATCTGGCAGTAGGCGGCGTGGATCGTGGACAGGTCCGGGGTCGAGTCCCGCTCCATGCGGTGCTGGCGGATGCACTCGCGCAGCTTGTCCTGGTGCAGGCTCCCCCACTTCTCGTCGAGGAGCTTGGACAGGGCCGGCTCGAGCCGCCAGCGGGGCCAGAGCTCGCCCATGAGCGCACGGTTCTGCTGCCAGGTCGGCTGTTCATGATTCATTGAAACTCCTCCCGCCCGCCTTCCCGGTCGGCGGCGGCCATCGACCGCAAGACGGTGAGGTTGTCAGGCTTCGGACTCTCTACGGGAGTCTTTCTCATTGGACGTACGGTTATAGCGAGCGGTTCTTCTGACTCTGATTCTGACTCTGATTCTGATTGGCATGCTTCGGCCATGCTTGAGCCATGCTTGGGCTGTGCTTGTGCCAGTGCTTGACCTGTGCTTGAGCCATGCTTGCTGCGTCCATGAAGCACGCTTGCGCCACGCTTGCCTCGCCTGGATGCGTTGTCGTGGCGATCCTGCTGCTCACGACGAACGTCCTCTAACTTGTGGTTCACCAGCCGGTCTTGGTCTGCGTGGAACTTGTCCCGCACCACCGCCCAGTCGGACTTGCCCACGGAGCTGGCGCCGGCGATGCGGGCGCATTGATCCGGGCAGTCCGGGACCGTGCCGTTGTCCCACTGGTAAATCAGCATCGACAGGTACATGCCGCGCTGGGCGGCACTCATGTGCGCCACGCTGGCTGTCCACTCCTTCGTATAGAACGGGAACCAATGCATCGCTGTCCTTGCGTTCGATGACCGGGGCAAGGCGGGGAGCGGCTGGCGAGCTGACCCGCCCTGCCCACGGTCGTTGGTTGTCGAACGGTGCCAGCCGCTCTTGCGCCCCATGGTAACGACCGAATCCAGGCGGTCAACCCTTGACTTTCCCGAAATGCCGGGTTACCGTTCCCGCGTCAGGCGCGCCTCTCTGACGAGGCAGAGCGGCAAGTCGCCGCCGAGCGCGGCGCGACCTGATTGAACCCCCGGAAGCGCGGCCTGGTCGACGCAAGTCCCGGGCCGCGTTTTGTTTCAGGCGTGTGACAAACTCACCACACTTGTCGACAACTGTAGTCACTTTGTCACATGACTAGTTTGCTGGTCAGGTGGGCAGCGCCAGGTCTTAGCCTGGCCTGCCCGATGGCGGAATGCGTTTGCTACACCAAGGGTGCGCTGCACCGGGCCGTGCCTCGCGGCCTTTCTGCCGATGCCCCTGTGAGTGTTTGGGGCCGAAGCCACCTCAGACTCACCCCTCCGCATTGGCAGTATACCTACGCAAATGCCGCGCCACGCAAATCTTCCGTTTCATCTCTACGTGCAAGTACACAACTCGGCGCTCGGGCCGAACATGCCAGAGGGCACGACTCGCGGCATCTGGCACGCGGCGTACTGCCGGCCCGGGCAGGAACTCCTCGCGCACGTGCTGCTCGAGACGGGCGCGCACTGGTGCGGCATCCCGCTGCACATGATGTCGATGACCACCGCGTTCCACCCGCAGGCGGTCGCCGGCGGCGGATCACGCGAGCTCGTTCCCTGGGGCGGCATGGGCGAGCACCTCGAGGCCGTGCACCTCCACTACCTCGAGGGCCTGCCCTGCATGGGCGTTGCGCAGAAGACGGCACTGGGCGATAGGCCCGGGTTCACGGGCCGGCACACGGGGATCGTCTTCGACTGGGCGGATGGCTTCAGCCGCTACCCGCAGGAGCACAAGCCGCTCAACCTCATCGAGACGAGTTCGGGCTGGTTCATGCTGCTGCCGAACAACTACGTGCAGTACATCGACTCGCACTTCACCTCATACGTCAAGGGCGAGCGCGACTTCAGGAACTACCGCCGGGGCGACGAGGTGTACTGGCGCGACTGACGATCCGGCGTACAGGTCCTGATAAGGCGTACATATTTCCGCAGACGGAAGCCATCCCGTAAGCGGAAATCGACGCCCGTCATTGATTTGCGGATACGGCTTGGGTCAGGCTTCGCGCCTGTACTGGAGTTTCCACAACAGGCGAGACAGGTCGTTCGCCAAGTCGGTGACGGCTTTTTCGTCCAATTCCGGTCGGCAGCAATGTATGGCTTCATGGAGGGTCGTGTCCAAACGATCCTCCTCGGACTGCCACGTGGCGATGCGGAGCACCCTGCCCGCGGCATGGCCAGGGTCGACCATGTTGCCGTAGTCGGACAGGTTCGGGCTGAACCGCAAAGTCCAGTACTTGCCGCCGAGCCGGACCCTCATGGCCGGATCACTTGAATCCGCGCTTCATCGCACGGTACGCCGATGGGCTGACCGTGGACTTGGACTTCGGGCGGCTGGTGCCAGCCCTGCGCCGTGCGTTGATGTTCGCGTACAGGCCGCGCTTCGCTGCTTTCTTCGCCATGTTCATCCTTTCGAGGTCTTGCCGCTGCACTTCCACTTTGCGCGTGACAGGCGAAGCGGGCTGTTGGGGTTCTTCGCCGCCGCCGGGCTGCGCTGCATCTGACCCCAGCTGCGGGCGCAGTACGCATCACCCCTGGCGGTGCCAGGCTTGATGCGGTCGCCGCCGCCCTTGGCCTTGCCGGCCTGGCCGTAGGAAACCTTGTTGGTTCGCCCGGTCTTGGGATTCTTCACCACCTTCACGAATCGCTTGCCCTTGGCTGGCGTCGGCATGGATGCTCCTCGATCTGTCCTTCTCAGACGGTCAGTTACTGCGCTTCACGGACCTCGAAGCGCAGGGTACGGGTGGCGACACCATTCTTGCGGAGGTTCTCCATCCAGAATCGCAACCACAGCGCGCCCTTGGGCTTGGGCGGCATCCCCTTCTCGACGGCCCAGCCGTTCTGTTCGCTGAACTCATCCTTGTACCCGGGGCTTCTGACGTGCAGGACGCGGTCGAGGTACGGCCTGCCGTGGACCGACAGCCGCGCCCGTTGGATCGGCATGATCCATTCGTCGTGGGTATGGCCCGTCCAGATCAGGTCGGCGTCCGGGAGGTAGACCGCCATGCGCGAGGTTTGGATGGTGCCCCGGGTGACCGGGCCGCCGCCGCCGTAGCCGTGGTGCATGTACATCACGATGCTGCTGGCGACGAGCTGGCGGTGGTTCTTCTTGCGGACGAGGAACCGCACCCAGTTTGCATAACTGCCTGCATATGCACGGCAGTCCTTGTTCCGGGCCTTGAGCGCCTCGACCAGGCGCTCGTTCATGTCGGTTTCGTGCCGCTTGCGGATCGCGGTTTCGTGGTTGCCGGGCGCGAACATCAGCGCCATGTCTGCCCACGGCGCGAGGTAGTCGGCGGTCGTGTTGATGACGGCGTCGAGGTAGCGCCCCTCGCGGTGCTCGGGCCGGCAGGCCGAGGTGTCCGAGCGCGGGTCCCACTTCCCCTGCATCAGGCACAGGAAGTCGCCGTTCGAGATCCACCGCGCACCGCGCTCCCGGCACTGGCGCATGTGCCGCTCGAACATCTGCCTGTCGGCGTGCGCGTTGTCGATGTGGGCGTCCGAGATGAGCAGGAATTCCTGGCTCCAGCTCAGGGATGGGTTGGCCGATTCCCCGTCATGCGACATCTCGACGGTGAACGATCCGGGCTGGTGCTGCTCCATCGACACCATGCGCCGACACCTTACGCACTTTCCCCGCGATTTCACGCCGTAAGAAATTCTTGCCGGAATTTCTAACGCAACCCCCTTGCGCCGCCGATATAGCCCGATGTATACACCCCGC